GGCTTCAGCTACTCGAGTCATTGCCTCACGAAATGTTTCACCCTTGCTACGATATTTCATAGCATGGATTTCTTCTGAGATTGCTAGTGTTGGGCCGTATACTTCTTCGTGAACATCTTTCATCTGTTGTCTCCTGATCCTTTTAGTTTTCCACGTTTCTGTCTGTCGTCTAGTTTGGCAATGTTTAGCTCTAATACTTCTTGCAATCCCTTGCCGTAGATGTTGGCTAGTGCTGTAGCATAGAACACTACATCTCCTAGCTCTTTCATAATCTCTTCATTCTGAAAGCGAGAGCTATCACGAATAAGTTTTTTGATCTTCTCCGCTACCTCTCCTGCTTCCCCAACAAGACCAAGTGTGTTCTCTACAAGTCTTGCCTGACCTTCAGTCATAATCTTTTTCTCTACCCAAGCTGAGTAAAGATCTGCCCAGTCTACTTCGTCTGAAGTCTGGAAGTTTTCGTAGTACCCAAAGTTTTCCAAGTCATCTCCACTTATCATTTTTCTTTTACCTCTATCTCCACTATTTCCAAATCATCTAAATCATAGATAGTGTCCTGAAGAACTTCTTCAAGACTCTTCTCCATACTATCTGAAGCAATAAAGTTTGCCTCAGGATCTAACTCAATCAGCATTGTTATTTCAAACAACACAGGAACCTCCAAGTTATATAGCCTAAACTAATTACGTCAATCTATTCTTTCTTGAAAACTTTGTTTTCTGTCAACCAATCATCAGGAATTGATTTATCTGCGTACTTAAATCCGTACTTCTTACACCAATCTCCGTAAGATGACTTAGCACCTTTATAAAGTTTGGCTCTGCTATTTTGAAAAACAAATCTTATGTCCAGGTCAGGGAACTGCTTTTGAATTTCACGGTGTTTGCGTCTATCGTTTGAAACGAATCGCCCCTTGGTCTCGATTATAATACCGTTACCTAGAACGAAGTCAGGTGTATACGTTCTCACTTTTAAGTCAACCCACTTTATTTTTTCTTTTTCGTAGGTAAACTTAATTCCTTTAGATCGTAACTCTTTTGCTACATCATCCTCAAAACCAGAACGATACCCTGCCTTTAGTGCCTCTGCGTTAAACTTCTTTCTGTTCATCTTCGTGTATCTCACAGTGACAATTAGAACAAACTAAAATACAGTTTCTAACTTCTTCCTTCAAAGCTTTACGAGAATAAGCTAACATACCACTTACTTCTTTTTTCTTTGGACCAGTGTGGTGGAAGTGTAGAGCCATCAAAGATTTTTTATAACCACAAACAGAACAACCATAGATACTTTTTATTCGCCTTATAAAATCTCTATTTGAATTAGTTAGTTTCCTTTTTTGGTCTACTTTTCTTGTCTTTGATTTGTCTAATGCTTTAGGGCTAGTCCACTTCTCATAAACTTTTCGTGATTCTTCACCAGAGCTTTTATTTATTTTAACATAGTAGTACCTAAAAATAAATCCGTCAGATCTAGTGTTTCCTCGTCTAAGGAATAAACCTCTTTCATTTGTTTCTTGAACCGACAAAATTCTTGTTGTTTTATTTTTCTTCATTGTAAGTAAGATCCTCTGGTACATTTGGTTTCTTGACCACATCTACAAGAAGGACATCACCGTTACCGTAAACAAATCGTCTGGCCTCAGGCCAACACTTCTTGTTGAACTCACAGAATCCGCAAGAAGGATGAAGCTTTGTGTTAGGGCTAGTCTTAGATTGTGGTACAGGGTCAAAGCCTCTGTCAGGTATATCACCTGCCACCATTTCTTTTACTTGCTCTACCTCTTTCTCCTTTTGCTCTAGCTCAGGAGTGAAGTCATAGACATCAAGACAAAGTGAACCATTGACTTTATCAACAACAAGAAAAGCCCCATGTGTTTTGTTGGTTACCAGTGGATCATCCTTAGCTGCGTACACATAAGAACTTAGCTGACTGATGTATCCAAAGGGATCTTCATCCCTCAGGTTACCTTCAGCAAACTTCTTGAATGAGTAAGGTGATGCGGATTTAACATCCACCGTCATGCCATCAATGACTGCATCTCTGTGACCAGCTAAGTCATTAATACGCATACGATCCTGCGTCCCTTCAACACTGTGACCAGAAGCCTCAACAATAGCGAGGACCAACTCTTCTATCATGTCACCGTAGAAGAACTTCAGCAAATCCGATGGAGCAAGAGGACGTGCTGTCGCAGGTTCGTTAATCTTATACCATAGTTTTCTTTTACAAGGGCTACCAATAGACGAGAACGACAGGTAACCTCTTGGTTTCTGTGGTGCTCTAAATCTGGAGGTAGCTGACTTACCAATACGATCACCCATCTTCAGGCTAATCAAATGATCCCAACCGTTGAGACCAAGTATTGTGTCTTCCATATCTTTGATGAGTGTGTCTATCTTTGGCATTGTATATCCTTATGTATATACGCCCCCACCCCCGAAAGGAAAGGGTGAGGGCGTTGCTTCTAGGGAAGGAACAGGAGTACCTAGAAGGGGATTGAGTCCTGAGGTTCTTGGGAGGAGGTGGAAGACGAGGAACCACCAGAACTCTTGGAATGATCTGTGAACATTGAACGTGGTCGGGAGGAACCACCTTCTGATTCATAGACCACATGCTCTAGAACTTGAAGTCCTAATAGACGTGCACCTTTACGTTGTTGGTTATTGCCTTGATAAATTTCAATCTTAACAATACCCTCACTGCCGTTACCAATGAAACCTTTCTCGTCTAGGTTCCAAGTCTTACCAGTTACGTCAGCAACCACAGGTGCACCACCTTGCCATTCGTACTTGGCTTTGTGTGGACGATCAATTGTAAACTGCCAACCGTCATCTACCTCTGTGATCTTTCTACCGAAACCTGCTTTGAGCAGATCCTTTTTGGTAGCCTCATCAGTAGTGACTGTGACTTTGTAAGCACCGTCTGTTTCACTGTGGAAGTCTGCACGGTCACGATTAGACTCGAACACTTTAGCCCACATTAATTTACCTTTTACATCGTGTTGTGTTGATGGCATCTTGCCCTCCTTTTTTCACTATAAATAGTATCTAGTTGTTATGATCCAAGATGTCAATGGGTTTCTGCCCAATTTTTTCCTACGTCATATGAACCTGGTGTAGGTATCTTGAATCCTAATTCTTGACCAGTCTCAAGCATACACTGTGCTTGTATCTGACCTAATCTTTCTGCTTCTTCTTTCGTTCCTATGACCTCCACTTGGTACTCATCATGGATAAAGCCTACCATCTTGAAGTTAATACCTTCTTTACGTGCTACATCATGCCAACGTAAGAGGGTGTGCTTCATGAGACATGCTTCACCATTCTGTAGTATACCAGCCAAAGCTTTGTGGGTGTTAGGAACTTTTACTTTTCTACCATCGTATCCTTTGAACCAACCGTTCTCTCCTACTTGTTTAATATACTTATTCTTGAGGTCATACAAACCACCAATGCTCATCTCAAATCGAGTACGTGCATCTTGTGCTTCTTTCATGTTGACCTTTAATATCTGAGCAGTCTTAGCTACACCTGCACCTAGCAGCCAAGCATAGATGAAAGTCTTAGCCATATCTCTCGTACCATTAGGAACATCAAGAGCATTCTTGTTTACGTTGTGGATGTCTGTCTCATCCTCTTTCTTTCCGTTCATAATAGCTAGAGCATACTGCTCTTCACCATACATTCGCCAAAGGTAGTCGGCTAATACTCTAAGCTGAATACCATCAGCATCAGTACCTACTAACCAAGACCCAGAAGGGACAGTCCAACAAGCACGTAGATGTTCATCATATTGTTTCTTTACCTCTTCTACAGGTGTCTTTGCATCACCGTGAAAGGGTGAAGATATGTTAGCGGTATTGGGATCTGAGTGAGAGCAGCGTCCAGTCCAAGCCCCAATGCTATTTATGTTACCATGAATACGAGAATCGTCAGAGACTTGACCTATCCACTCCACCAGTGAGCTTCGTCTACCGTCAAGTGTCTGCCACTGGGCTAGAGCTTTGGCTCCTGCAGGGGCATCCTCAGGTAGTGTGTCAAGGTTTGCCTCTGAACAAGTGAATCCGAACTTATCAAAGTGTTCTTTCTTTTCTTTGTAAAACTCTTTAGACATTGACTCCACTTTGTTCCAAGCATCACCAGCTTTTGTTTTCATGAACCTCTTTGCTGTGTCGGTTCTGTCAACAGGATTCCAACCTGCTTCCCACAGCACTGTGATACGATCTTTAGGTGAGCCAGGTTTGAAATCAATCCATTCATGGCACACTAAGTCATCACCTTCTCTGGTGGTCATAGCACAACTAGCCTTAGCATTCTTTACTGTAGCCATCTCTTCACCATCTTTCTTTAGACGATACTTGATGCGCTTCACTTCAGTCAGCTTAGGTGGAAAGTCTACTTGGAATTGTTCCTCCAATAATTTCATGCGTTGTTGTACTGAATTAAGAAGGAACTCTGCCTTGGGTTTATCAAAATGGAAGCCATAGTACTTAGTGCGTACCAGTTCTATCTGAACATCGTGTTCTGTTCTCAGAGAAAGTTTCCAATCATTATCCCAAATAACAGAAGAGAAATGTTTGTAAAGAGCATGAGTAACCTCGATGTCTCCATACCAGTATTCAACCATTTCATCACTGAAGTTATCAAAGTCATTGAACTCTCCTTTGTATTTACCTAGTCGCATACCCCAAGCCTGTAGGCTGTGACGTTTCTTTGCACCTTTAGGAATTGGTATGTCATAGTCAACCAACCTACTGATGATAACAGTATCAATGATCTTACGAGGATCAATCAACCTTGGCTTGAGTAGTTTATTTAACATGGGTGCGTCAAATTGTACGAAGTTGTGACCAACAATTAGGTCAGCAGACTCGTACCATTCAATAGCTGCAGCCTTAGCCACAGGATCTTCATGACAGTT